AAAAATAAAAAAACATAACTTATTGCAAATGTAATAAAACTTCAGCACATGAAAAACGGGAATCAAAAGACTCCCGTTTACTTACCTATTACGAAAACAATTTAACCAAAACCCCCTGGCGGGGACCATGAAAATTGAATGACAAATATAGTTTTAAATATCGAATTCCATTTCTTTTGACTCTTCTTCCCCATCCGAAAGATAGCTTTTAACAGAAATATTCATTCCAATCATTTCTAAAAAAGTGATTGCATGGAACATTGTTTTGGCATCAAAAGGAGTCTGTATTTTTTTGTCAGACGAAAGAAGCATCCATTTTTCAGAATTAAATGGCCTCATGATGTTAATGCCGTCTTTATGGTAAATACGCCCCGTTGTGAGATCATCCCCATCTTTAACCACCGTTTCTTCAAAGCCTAGATATTCAGGCTCTAATGGTTGCATACGAAGCGTGGCTCCTTCCCAATAACACTTTTCATCGAGCTTCTGGAGTTCTTCTTTATATTGGTTCAATTCAACAACCGTTGACATAACGACACCTTCAAGTCGTTTAATTTCTCTTTTCTTCTTTCCGAAGAATTTATTCAATCTAGACATACAGATTTTTTTGTTGTAAAGATATAAAAAGAAAATCTCTATCTTTGGCTTCAATGGCAGAAGAATATAAAAAGCACAAAACCAGTGAGCTGGAGTTTTTGCACTTCCAGCATTTAAGAGGAATAAAACTTGATCAAAGTAAAATTGATATTTTGGTTAAGAACAAATACATTGTTCTTCCGAAGAAAAAAGCTGTCCCCGGCCAAAGAAAGAATTTCCGAGACATCAATAAAAGTATAGTCGATAATGCGAAAACAAAAGCAGACGATTATGTAGATATTTTGCCGGAAGGAGAAATTCCTGAGATATTTATTGGGGAGAATGGTCGTCATGTAATATTGGACGATGAAACATACGATACTTTTCAAAACACTTCACGATTTTCATATTCCACCAAGCATCCAATTGAAAAGAAGGACTGGATGCCAAAAAGCGTAATTGATCACGATATTCATTTTGTTAATTGGGTAAACTCAATTAATAGTGGGTTTCAAAAGATGTCAGAATACGAGCCTTTTCGGAAGTATTGCCAACAGGCAAGAGTTTGGTTGGAAGAAAGAGGAAACATGGCCGACATTGAACACTCTGAGCGAAGAGAATATGCCCGGGAAGAGTTCAGAAGATGTCAAGACAATACGCTTTATTTCATGGACAAGTACCTTCAGTTAAAAGAAGGTGACATGGAGAATGGATTGAGAAGCTACGCATCTAAGCCGGTGCACAAAGTAATTTGTTTCTTAGTTGATTGTGGATATTCATTAATGATGGGTAAGCCTCGTCAGATTGCAGCCACTTCAACCATTGGAGGGATTGCCCTAAAGAAAGTAATATTCAACAAGAACTTCTTCTTGAAATTCATTACCCAGGATAAAGAAACGGGAGTTGAGATTTTTGAGGATAAGATTAAATACCCGTTCAATGAACTTCCATCATGGATGAAGCCTGAAGTTTCGAACGACAGGGACAACTTATTTAGACTAAGCCGTAAAACAGCTTCAAAAGGAACAAAAAGCGGTGTTCAATCAAAAATTCAGGTTGTGGCGCCAAGCGTATCAGCAATTAACGGGGGATCACCTCAGTTAGTTTTGGTCGATGAAGCGGGTTACATTAATATACTTGGGAAGATGATGCGTGAGGCTCGTCCAACGATGTTTATGCAGGATCCGATTACAGGAAAAATTGTAATGAAGCGTCAAATTGTCGTTTGGGGTACTGGCGGTGAAATGGATAAAGGCGGTAAAGATTACGAAATTGAATTCCATGCAGCTTTATCAAAATGGCAAAATAAAGAGTTTACGAATGGTATAGTTCCTCTTTTCTTTGATTGGACAACACGGCCGGGGATAACAAAAGAACACTACAACTCTGAACGCACAGCTTACTTATCTGGTGATGCAGACAAGGAGAAGTCTGGGATGATTCAATTCCGTCAACACTATCCAACAACGCTTGAGGATATGTTCTTGACATCATCTAAGCTATTGGTTGATATTGAATGGATAAACAAACAGCGTGAACGAATTGCGGAGGTCCACGAAACTATAAAGCCACGAAGAGGATATTTTGAGCCCGTGTATGACACATCAAAACCCACTGGAGAACATTCAGACATTCCTTTTGAGATAATTGGAGCAACGTTTGTTCCTCTTGATGATTCAATAGCAAGTGAATCAAGAGTTGTTGTAGAAATATTTTTGGACCCGGCGCCAAGCTGGAAGAATAGATTTTATCAAGGAACCGACCCTGTAATGACGGATAATGGTTTCTCAAACATGGCCTCTGTTATTTGGGATGCTAGGTTTAACACTCCAGCCGCGATTTTAGATTACAGGATTGCGGATTACAAGCAAGTATTTCTTCAGACGATGTTGCTTGGTATATATTATAGGTCCAATGGCGAAAAGTCAGCGAAAGAACTTCTGGAGATAAATATTGGTACAGCTTATGCTGAATACCGAGAAGACCGTGGTTTTGGAAGAGACTTGGTTCACAGGGCTGAATTACCTGAATATTTGCGCGGGGGAAATAGTATGATCGGAATTGACAACAGAGCAAGCAGAAGCAAGATGATTGTCAATAAAATGTACGAAGTATTTTCAGTTCATGGGGAGAACTTTTGTTTAGACAAGCCATTTGAGCAGATACGAAACTTTGTTTGTAAAATAACAGACAATGGGCGAGAGACTTGGGAAACGAAAGACAGAAAGGTTTTTAAAGATGACGTATTGTTCGCACTTGTTTTTGCGTATATTTGTGCATTAGCTTACGAGCATAAACCTCCGTACAATTTAGAGGACCAAGAGCGTGAAGTTAAGAAATACAAGTACCCATTAGTTCGGGATAAAAATGGTGAATTGACACGAGTTAAACAACGAGCATAAATGTCAGATCAAGAGAAGAAAAAGAATATTTCGGTTTCTGAACATTCAATGTTTAGACCAAAAAGCAAGCGAAGACTTTCGCATGACTACCCTATTTTAAGTAAAGAAGAGGTGTTTAAAAAGCTTGACAGTAATGAGCTTCTTTTTTGTTGGTATTATTCTCACCAAAGTTCACCGCTTTATGAGCTTGAAATTTCTCCAAGGGAAAGAGTTTTAGAAGCTATTAAACTATCTTTTGAGCAAAGTTCTAAAATGAATCCAGCTCAAAAAAAGAAGTATTTGGAATTAGATTTCACTGAAAGCATGCGTAACGCGATGTCGAAAATGGAATCTTATAGCCCAGACGCTAGAGTTCGATCATTGAAGATTGTTGAAAAGGCCTTTGATAATATTGAAGCTATTTTAAACATAGACGCAACGGATGACAAAAACTTTCTGAATAAGGATGATGAAGTGGACATGGGTAAAAAGAAGCAGTATGTCGAAACAGCAAAAACCGCAGTTCAATTGCTGCCAGGGTTTATCGAAATGATAGAAAGCCGTTTTGGAGTTGAAGTTAATTACGGAGAAAAGGAGGATGATGAATTATCATTCATAGATGACTTCCATGATGAAAAACGATAATAATGTACACTACACACGATAAACCAAATAGAGTAACAACAACTTCCAAAGACGAGAAATATCACTCTGACTTTGCGGAGTGGGCTCTTTCTTCGTATTACAGTAATCCAGGAGTTGCAAGGTGGCTAAAGCAAATTGAAATAAACAAAAAGTATAGCAAAGGTGATCAATGGGCGAGTGGCGAAGACTTGAACGCTTTCTTGACAGACGAATCGGGCAATGAAAGAAGTCGAATTAAAGTTGTTTTAAATCAGATACGACCATTAGTTGAGCAGTTTCGCGGGAACGGATCGATACTAAAAATAAACGCATCTGCAAAAAGTTCATCAAAGCTTTCGGTTAATCGTAGAGATTTAGCTTTATCTAAAAAGATATTTGATACCCAGCTTGCGAATGAAGCTCCTGCTCTTGGGAAGCTGATGAGAGAAAGAGATCCGAGTATTGGTAAAGATGAAAACCATACAACTCAAATTTTTACCAATTTATATGTTGACGTTTATATTCCTCAAATAAACGGATTAATGAAATATTGCGCTGATTTAAACCAATTGGCTAGGACTCAGATTAGGCAGGCTATGAATTTAGCTCTAACTGGCGTTTGCTCAATAGATAATTACACTCATGGGGGACACGTTCGTTCAAGAGTAGTCAAAGCGGAAGATTTGATTTATGATGGGGACGCAGAAGACCAAGATTTAAGTGACGGGTCCTTCAAGGGCTTCAAAAGAAAGATGGATGTTTCTTATTTGTTAGAAAGGTACCAGGTTGACCCTACACTAGCGAAGGAAATTGAAGAATACACAAATGGATTTGGTCCTCACGATGAATATTCTCGCTCAGGACGAAATTGGAGATCAACGAACCGTCCAACTGTTTATACTATTTACTGGAAAGATTCGGGTTATGGAGACTATGGATATGTAAATGATGAATACGGCTATTCATATTTAACGAGAATAAACTTCACTTATCCCGGAGAGCAAAACCCGAGATATACTGATGAGGATTTAATTCCTCCTCCAGAGACAGAAAAGAATAAAATGCTTTTCAAGAATGGCGCTAAAAAAAGAAAGTGCTATTTTGACGAAATGAGATATTGTGTCTTTCTTTCGAAAGCATACATGAATGAGGTTCAAAAAGGAAAAAGCGATAAAGATAGATGTGGAACGCTTGTTTTAGAACATGGGCTCTTGGAATACCAAGAAAAAGATGTGATGGATGAGAATAACGCAAAGTTCCCTATAAAGAGCCAAACATGGGGTTATTTAGACGGGGAAATATTTACTCCAGTAGATGACGCCATAAATCCACAACGGTTAATAAACAGGATTGTCTCTGTGTTTGAAGCTCAAATTAACGCTTCAGGCGGAGCTGGTGTTATCGTTGATGGAGACGCGGCGGATGAAGATATTAATTATAACATAAAAGAAGGTAACGCTATACAGCTTGATACTCGCGGGAGAGGCATACCGAATTCAATTGGAAATTATGACGCGACTCCGAAGGCTGGAACGTTTAATCTTTTGAACGTCATTCCAATCATGCAGGGCTTCACTCAGCAAACAACCGGTGTGAACGAAGCATTAAAAGGCGAATCAATTGGCTCTGATCAATTGGTTGGCGTAACTCAATCGATGATACAAAGAGGTTCTTTAATGCAGGAGCCTTTCTATTTTGCCCTTGCGGACTTGTATATGCAAACATATCAGTATTACGCGACCGTTGGTAAGGATTTCTATATTGACAACGAGAGAGAGCTTGCAATTGCCGTTGGAGATGATGGTGCTCAGATAATCAAGTTGGCCAAGGGTATGAAAAATGAAGACTTTAGAGTTTTTATTACGCGAGAAATGGATTCTGAAACACTCAAGGCAAATGCGAATCAAATGCTTTGGGCTTTGAAGGAGTACAAAATGATTAGCGATAAGGTGTTTGCTCATTTGTTTGATAGATCAACTCCTGATGATGTTACTGCCGCGTTAAGAGAGCAAGCTGGAATCAGAGAAGAAGCTGAAAAACAAGCTGCGGAGCAAAGACAGCTTGCAGAACAAGAAATGGTTCAGGAAGCAAGAAACGACAAGGAGGATGCGCGAGAGTTTAGAAACAGAGTACAGGATGATCAGAACGACCTTGAATTGTCTCGTCAAGAAAAAGGTTTGACGGAGACACTTATAAAAGAAGAGGCTAAAAGCAATTTTCAATAAAATGCTTTGGAAGTAACATATTTTTTGTAAATTTGAAGCGAAGATTTGTATTATGGCAGGAGAAGACGATAATTTTAATGTAGAGGGCACTAGAAGTGCTCTTGCGGGGCTAAGTGATGCGCCCGTTGTTACACAACCAAAACCGTTTGGACACTCGATTTTCGCCTACATTAGTCGCGTAGATTTGATTGAGATAGCTTTGGGATAGTGATTGGCGCAGTTCGCTTGACGGTGAAGTTCGTTGGATTTCTTGATCGGTGATTTATCTTTGTTCGCATCTGC